ATGAATAAAAAATAAGGAAAATAAAATGAATAAAAAAAAATATAAAGATCTAGTTTCTAAAGGAGTCATTTCAGATAAAGTTGACCGTTATGACGCTGTTGAAATTCTTGCAAATATCAAAGATATGGAAGATATTGTAAAAAGATCAAACAAAAAAGGTGGCGGAATTTGCAAAAGAGGCAAAGGACGTGCTTATGGTAAAAATTCATAAGAAAATAATATGTCAAATAGAAGATATAACAAACAAACTAGAAAAATGTTTAATCTAGGAGGCAGAGCTAAACTAGATGCTAACAAAGATGGTAAAATTACTGGTGAAGATTTTAAAATGTTAAGATCTGGTAAAAAGAAAAAAGATAAAAAACCATCTATGATGATGATGGCAATGAAGGGTAAAAAATAATGGCAAATAGAAGATGGAATAAACAAGTAACTAATGACAGAGCATGTATGTCAAAAGGTGGATCAACTTCTGAGTATCATACAACTAAAGAAGGCAAAAAAGCTAAAAAAGGTTTATGGTATAATATCGCTATGAAAAGAAAACGTGGTGAGAAGATGAGAAAAAAAGGTGCTAAAGGTGCACCTACAGAAGCTGCAATTAAAAAATCACAGGCTTAATAATGGCTAAAGGTGTAAAACATTATTTTAAAAGTGGAAAAGAATATAAAGGAGCCACACATAAAGATACCAAAGGTAGACTTATGTCTGGTAAAACACACACAGCATCAAGTAAATATTTAGTTCATAAAAAAGATTTAAAAAAGAAAAAATAATGAGAAGATATTTTCAAAAAGGATCACCTAAAATTTTTGATAAATTAGAGATGAATGTTCCTTATCCAAAAGGACATAGAGTTGAATATGCTAAAGGAAGTAAATCACCTGCATGGCAAAGAAAAGAAGGTAAATCTCAATCAGGTGGATTAAATAGAAAAGGTATTGCATCTTACAGAAGAGCAAATCCTGGTTCTAAATTATCTATGGCTGTAACTACTAAACCTTCTAAATTAAAAAAAGGTTCTAAAGCAGCTAATAGAAGAAAAAGTTTTTGTGCTAGAATGACAGGTATGAAAAAAAGATTAACTTCTGCTAAAACAGCAAGAGATCCAAATAGCAGAATTAATAAATCATTACGTAAGTGGAATTGCTAAAAAATAACAAAGAAAGGTAAAACTATGGACATGGACGAACTAACAATAATAAATAAAATTCAAAAATACTTAAAAGATAACTATCAAAATATTGGAGATGCTATGATTGCCGGGGGTATTGACAATATGGAAAAATACAAGTATATGATGGGTCAGGCACATGCCTATTTAAAAGTATCACAGGAAATCTCTAACCTGCTAAAACCAAAGGAGCAAAAAAATGAGCGAGAGCAAGATCTTACAAACGTCGTCCGATTCGGACAAGACAGCAGAAATACCAAAGACTAAATTAGCTTTAGAAGAAAAATACGAAGATATTAATAAACAAGAAGTTGAAGGTTACGAACGTTTAAAAACAAAAGAATCTACAAAATTACCTAAACCAACAGGATGGAGAATGTTAATTCTTCCATTTAAAATGCCAGAGAAAACTCGAGGCGGATTATATTTAGGTCAAGAAACTTTAGAACGTCAACAAATTGGTTCAACTTGTGGACTTGTATTAGCACAAGGACCTGATTGTTATAAAGATTCTGAAAGATATCCTGATGGACCTTGGTGTAAAAAAGGTGATTGGGTAATCTTTGCAAGATATGCTGGATCAAGAATCCAGATAGATGGTGGGGAAGTAAGATTGCTAAATGATGATGAAGTTTTAGCAACCATCGAAAACCCCGAAGACATACTTCATAAATATTAACAACAACATAGGAGCAAACTATGCAAACAGAAAACAAAACAGTGGACATAGATACGTCTGGTCCAGGTGCAGAAATAGAATTAGAAGATAATTCTAAAGAAAATGAAAATGAACTGGAGGTTCAAAATGAAACTATTGAAAACAATAATGAATCCAATGATTCATCTGAGAAATCTAGTAAGCAGTCTGATGTTCAAGATAGTGAAACAAAAGAAGAGCCTAAGAAAGATTCTCAAGAATCTGATGAATTAAAGCAATACTCTGAAAGTGTTCAGAAAAGAATTGCAAAGCTAACTAAAAAATGGCGAGAAGCTGAGAGACAAAAAGAAGAAGCTGTTTCTTATGCTCAAAAAGTTCTTGATGACAAAAGAAGAGTTGATGCAAAACTTTCTAAACTAGAACCCGGATTCATGAAGTCTACAGAAGACTCAATTAAATCTGGATTAGAATCTGCAAAAGCTAAATTAGCAGCAGCTAGAGAAGCTAATAATCTACAAGCAGAATCAGAAGCTTTAACAGCTATTTCTGAATTAGGTTATAAACAAGCTAGATTCTTAGAAGCAAAAGCTCAACAAGAAGCTCAATCTAAAGAAACTGAGGTTAAACAACCTGAGTTAAATTTAAATAGACAAGAAGTACAAGCTATACCAGACCCTAAAGCTGAACAATGGGCTGATAAAAACACATGGTTTGGTAGAGATAGTGCTATGACTTATACGGCTTTTGATCTACATAAGAAACTTACAGAAGAAGAGGGATATGACCCTCAATCTGATGAGTATTATTCTGAAATAGATAAAAGAATAAGACTTGAATTTCCCCACAAATTTGCTAATATACAGCAAACGGCGGAAACGACCAAGCCTGTACAGACAGTTGCATCTGCAAAAAGAAGTACAAAATCTGGTCGCAAAACTGTGAGGCTCACACCATCACAGGTAGCAATCGCTAAAAAATTAGGTGTGCCACTTGAAGAATATGCGAAACAATTAAATATCACGAAGGAGGTATAGGCATATGGAAAACGAAAAAACAAATAAGACCTCGCGTGCGAGTCAAACTAGAGAAAAAGATTCTCGACCTAAAGTTTGGTCTCCACCATCAAGTTTAGATGCGCCCCCTGCGCCTACTGGATTTAGGCACAGATGGATAAGAACTGAAACGCTTGGCTTCCAAGACACTAAGAATGTTGCAGGAAGAATAAGATCTGGATACGAGCTTGTAAGAGCTGATGAATATCCTGACTCAGATTATCCGATTGTCGAAGACGGCAAATATAAGGGAGTGATCGGAGTTGGTGGCCTTGTGCTGGCAAGGGTACCTGATGAAATCGCACAGCAACGTGCCGAGTATTATAAAAAACAAGCTCGAGAAAACGTTGAAGCTGTAGACAACGATTTGATGAAGGAACAGCATCCAAGTATGCCGATCAATATTGATCGACAGACTCGTGTAACTTTTGGTGGTACGAAGAAATCCTAATTATAGAATTTCAAAACCAACAAAGTACACTTAAACAATAATGTCTAAGGAGGACAACTTTTATGGCAAATAAAAACGCACCATTTGGTTTAAAACCAATTGGAAAAGTAGGTCAGAACAAAGACGCTCAAGGTTTAAGTGAATATAGTATTGCGGCGAATGATAGCACAACTATCTACTTCCAAGACCCAGTTAAAATGTCTGCGGCTGGAACAGTAGATCAAGCTACATCAACGTCGACTATATTAGGTTCATTAAACGGAGTGTTTTACACTGATCCTACAAGTAAAAAACCAACGTGGTCAAATCACTATGCACAAGTAAATGCAAGTGACATTGTCGCGTTCGTATCAGACGATCCATATGAAAGATTCGAGATCCAAACAAACATTTCATCTGCTTCTGAGCAGACTGACGTGTTTAATAATGCGGATGTCGCTCTTGCAGCTGGTGACTCAGCAAACTATGTATCTAAAACTGTATTGAATAATGCTACATTAAGCACAAATTCAGCACAGCTTAAAATCATAGGTGTTTCAAAAGATCCTGAAAACAATGACGTAACTTCTGGTTATGTTAATTGGGTTGTAATGATCAATGAACACGCATTAACAACAAAAACAGGCGTATAATAGAGGAGAATAACTATGGCTATATCACGAGGACAACTAGTTAAAGAACTAGAACCAGGTTTGAATGCTCTATTCGGCTTGGAATATAAAAGATACGAGAATCAGCATGCTGAAATATATGCTACTGAATCTTCAGACAGAGCGTTTGAAGAAGAAGTAATGTTATCAGGTTTTGCTCAAGCTCAAGTTAAACCAGAAGGTTCAGGTGTAACTTTTGACAATGCTCAAGAGACTTACACTGCAAGATACACACACGAAACTGTGGCTCTTGCCTTCTCAATAACTGAAGAAGCAATTGAGGACAACTTGTATGACAGACTTGCTAGTAGATATACAAAAGCATTAGCTAGATCTATGGCAAACACAAAACAAGTTAAAGCAGTAGCTCCATTAATAAATGGTCTACCTTCTAACGATGCTTTCGATTCAGGAGACGGTGTTTCTTTATTTAACACTGCTCACCCAACAATCGCAGGTACTGTTAAAAATACTTTAACAACTCAAGCAGACTTAAATGAAACTTCGCTTGAACAATGTTTAATCGACATTGCTGCAATGACAGACGAAAGAGGTCTGAAAATTGCTGCAAGAGGCGTTAAAATGATTGTTCCTTCTGAACTTCAATTTACTGCAGAGAGATTGATGAAGTCTCAAGGTAGAGTTGGTACTGCTGACAATGATATAAACGCAATCGTTTCTATGGGAATGGTTCCTCAAGGTTACAGAGTGAACAATTTCTTAACAGATACTGATGCGTATTACATCATTACTGACGTACCTAATGGTATGAAATACTTCAACAGATCGCCAATTAAAACAGCGATGGAAGGAGATTTCGATACTGGTAACGTTAGATACAAAGCTAGAGAAAGATACTCATTTGGAGTTTCTGACTTTAGAGGTATCTTCGGCGTTGAAGGTGCGTAATACCTAAAATATTTTGGGGCAGAACACAATTCTGCCCCAATTTAAATATATAATGAAAGATACTCATGAAAACTTTTCGTATTAAAATCAAATCTAGAGGATACTTCTGCGACTTTACAATTGAATGTGAAGACAGCAGTGAAGCATTAGAAAATGCAATAGTTGACAAACTAGGAAAAAATGATATAGTATGGGAAGATTCGAAGTTTTACAGTTTAAGTAAAACTTGGTTGACTTATGAGGAGGTCAATGATGCAAACACACGTTCAATCCCTTTACAAACAGAAGAGGGGCTTAGAACTAGCGTGGGAGCAGCACTATAACGAAGAGGGTAGATACACTCTCGATATGGTAAGGATTGATAACAAAATAAGAGAAGTTATTAATCACATTAAAATGGCTGAAGCGAAACAAGCTAATTTAATGAATAAAATAGAAGATGCTGCACCAGAAGTTTCAGTAGCTACTTAATAAAAACGCTACTACATTGTTAGAAATCGCACTTCTACTATAAGATCCCTTGCACTTTTCACAAATATAAAGTATAAAATACTTACTATACATTAATTTTTAACGTAGACGAGTATAGTCGACGGCCAAGAGACTATGTTAAAATAACTTGGAGGATATAAAAATGGCACAAACTACATTCACAGGTCCAGTGGTATCTCTTAACGGATTTATCGGTGGAGCTAATGAAAATGGCAATGATACAGCACAAGGCGGAAAAGTTTCTTGGACTGTTGGCACAAACACTTCAACTGTAACTATCGCAACAGGACCAAGAGCTGGTGAAACTTTATCAGCTGTAGGTAATGATGGTGCAATGATTTATGTATCTAATGGATATT